AGCGCGCTGGCCGCTTCTAGTTCCTCAGTGTCAGAGAACCCCTCATCGCTAAGAGCATCGTGGAATTGCTCAACCATTATTTTGAGCGCCTCCAGCAGTTCTGCGTATCCTGGTCGTTCGGGTATCTCTGGCACCCGCCCGTATTCGCAGGTGCAGTATCTCTTTGTGCAACGGCAGTATTTGCAGAGCGTTTCCAGGTTCGTTGGCGGAGTTGGAGGGGGCGGAGGCCGTTGATTATCTGGCGGCGGGTTGGGTAGTTTTTGAGTCATGGCGTCTTCCCCGCCGCGTCCCGCTCCGCAAGCTTCTTCTCCAGCAAGGCGCACGTCCCCGCCTGAATTGTGAGCCCTCCGGCTGCGCGTTCAAGTGCATGCCGGCTCATCCCGAGATGACGGGCGGCCTGGCAGATTCCTTGCGCGTCCATGATGGAGGTGATCCGCGCTTGGTTCTCGGGTGAGAGACGGTGGGTGTTCTTGCGTTTCATACTATCGTGTCCTTTCGTTGTGGTTCCCTTGATGTGCTTGCCTTGCTCAACTCTGCTAGGCCGAGCCTTGCCGCGCCTTGCTCATCCGCGCCTCGCTCGTCCTCGCCTGCCTGGCTTAACTACGCCTGACCATGCCTTGATCCGCCGAGCCATGCCGTGCCTGCCTTAGCCAGCCTTTCTCACTTTGTCTATGGCCACGAACACCATAGAAAGCTCGCTCAGATCTGCATACTTGCGCCGGAACGCTGCCAATTCAAGCAACGCGTTTTGTAGCAATTCAGCCCGAAGGTCTGGCTCCCTCATGGCGTATTCGGTGGATGTGTAGTTGAACCGGCGCCCTCCTCCATCTGGCTTCTGTACCGCTGCCATGAACGAATACTCTACGTTCTGTGGCTTCTTGTCCCGCATGACCGTGATCGAAACCTTGATGCCGTTCATCAGGTTGCGGGCCTGCAAGAGTCGGTGTTGCTTCGCCGCTGCGGTATCGTCCCATTCGAACTCTGAATGCAACGGGCTCGTGGGAGCCTCTGCCGAGTCAAGCACGTCGGCGGCGTCTAGCCGCTGATTGTGATCATCGAGAAGCCGCTGCATTTCTAGCGCCGCCGTCTCGGCATCAATCTTGTGCTGAGAACCAGGGCGCCAGTAGTAGGTCCGTTGCTGTTCCTGTCGTTCTTTCGGTTTGCTCATCGGTGTTATCCTTTCTTGATTCCCTTGCTTGCTTTGCTCTTGCTGCTCCATGCCATGCAGCGCCTTGCCTCGCCTTACATCACTGCGCCTCGCAGCGCCGTGCCTTACCTCACCCGCCCCGCCTTGCTCATCCGCGCCGCGCCCCGCCGCTCATCGCCTCGCGTTGCCGCTCCAGCCCAGCATTTCCTGGCGCAGAACCGCCTACGCGGCTGTTTCCTTTGTCTTGAGATTCTTGATTGTGAACGTGCCCCACCCGCACCCTGCGCTCTGCGATGAGAATGGGCGCCCGGCGCCAACTCCAACACTTATTCCTGCCCGCAGAATCAGGTTCGCCACCGTGGTCTCGCTGAACATGTCGGCGTCGTACTGGATCCGAAGATTGCACTCCCACCCTGTCGCGAAGCGAGCGCGGGCGCGCACGTCCGTAGAGCCATTGGAGTTCTTGACCACGGAATCGAAACGCTCTGGCTTGCCCTTCGTGATCTTGACCAGGGGCTTCTCGCGCCGGTCGATGCCATCGGCCAGAACGAAGAAGCACTGCTTGGCTTTCGTCATCTCCACGCCGCAGGTCGAGCACGCCCGGATCATGGCAGAGCGCAGGGCCGCAGCGGGGATACCAACCCAGCCGTGGTCAACGTCGGTGTGCATGGACCCTTTGTAATCGCCATCGAAGTCCTTCGGCGGTCTCTTTGCCTTGCTGGGCTTGTCCGGCTTCGGTCCTTCCATGCCGCCCTTGAGCCCAGCTTCTCCCCCTGGCGTGAGGTCGTTGCACACATATGGGGCAGTGCCAACGATAGTGATCGGCAGCTCCTTGTAGTTCGGGGCCTTGATCACTATCTCGGACAGTTCCGTCTTCTTGCCGAATGCCATGTAGGTCTCCTTGTCAATGCGACTCGTGAGTGAGCACGCCCGTCACTTGTCGCACGTAACATCCGACATGTCAACTCCGACATGGTAGCGACATTCTGTCACGCAAGTCAAGACTGAAATTGCCAATCTGTCGCACACGTGTTGCCATTGTGGCTAGCACCACGTGGGTCTACATCTCGCGATCCTCGCAGCAGCAGCACGCGGCCACCGCAAGCGCCACGGGAATGCGCGCGCGGTGCGGAGGCTGCGGCCCGTGCGCAGGAGTTTCAAGGCTGAGCTGCAGTATCGGGCCGGCCTGCTCCAGCTTGTAGCGCGTTGCCGAGAGTTGGTTGACGGCGCGCTGCCGGGACTGCAGGCGCACTGGCCACGACCTACCCCGGGCGATGCCGTCCGCGTCGCTGACGGAATCCCGGCGTCGCTGGCTGAAGAGATCAAGCGCGCGGCTGCGAAGCTGGGGAACCTCGACACGTGGGCCAAGCGCTTGGTCGGCATCTCAGTCGAGGCGAACCGGGACAGCGTTGACGAGCGACTGGTGCAGGTGATCCACCAGGCAATCGGCGTGGACGTGTCGCGGCTTCTGAGTGCGAACGGGCCGCTGCTGCAGTCGATGCGTGAGGCCACCGCCGACAACATCGCGCTCATCAAGTCCATCCCCGAGGAGTATTTCGATCGCGTGACCAACACGGTGACGGAGGGCTGGGTGAGTGGCGTGCGGTGGGAGTCGCTGGCAGAGCAGATCCAGCGTGACGGCGACATCACCGAGAACCGCGCGAAGCTCATCGCCCGCGACCAAACCGCGAAGATGAACTCGGCGTTCAACCAGGAACGCCAGCAGCAGGTTGGGATCGAGAAGTACGAATGGCAGACCAGCGGTGACGAGCGGGTGCGCGAGAGCCACGCGGAAGTTGACGGCAAGGAATTTCGCTGGGACGAAGCCGGGCCGGTCGCTGGAGTTGTAGCCGGTGAGCCGTGCTATCCCGGAGAAGACATCAACTGCCGGTGTGTTGCGGTTCCAGTGGTCGACATGGATGCGCTGGCTTTCGGCGCCCAGTCAGAAGAGGAGCGTGCAGCGTGAGCAATCCGAATCTCTACCGCGAGCTTGCGGCCAAGGGCAACGACAACGCGAAGGCCATCAACGACGAGCTGGGCGCGATGCCCGTCACAGAGATGGGCGAGGCTGACTCGGAAGAGCTGGAGCGAGCGCACGCGCTCAAACTGGGCGAGCTGAACGGGCGTGCGAAAGCGCACACCGAAGCCGGCCAGCACGACTTGGCCGCTGCGGTACATGAGGAGCGCGGGCGTTTGCACGAGGCGCGCGGAGAACACGCCATGGCGGCTAGCGCGTACAAGGATGCGCTTGCCTCGCACAGGGCGGGCGGTTGGGGCGCGCCTGCGCAGGCGGAGGCAGATCGCAAGTGAGCAATCGCTGCGCCGTTCGCGACGTCGTCACCTTCTCGCGGCGTGAGATCACGCCCGAGGGGTATCTCGTCGCGCCCGCGGTGCTCGGCCGTTGTGGGGTTCAGGTCTACACGCGCGCGGAGCTTGGTCTCGACGGTGATCCAAAGGCGCAGGTGCGCTTGATGCGCACGCCGGAGGAAGCGCTGCGCCCGGAAACCATCGCCAGTTTCGAGAACAAGCCGATCACGTATCGGCACCCCGAAACGGGCGTGGATGCGTCGAAGTGGGCGCAGGTGACGAAGGGGCACGTTCGCGACTGCGCGAAGCTCCCCGGAAATCTTCTGGGCGGCACCACGTGGGTCATGGACGGGGAGCAGGTTTCCCGTGTGGTGGCGGGGGACGCGCATCTCAGCTCCGGCTATGGCTTTGAGCTTGATTTGACTCCGGGAAAAGACGACGGCGGGCAGGCGTTCGACGGCTACCAGCGAAATATTCTCGGCGACCACCTGGCCATTCTGGACAGGGTGCTGGACTCGCCACGGGGCGGCCCCATCTGCCGCATCAGCGACAACGAAAGGAAGACCATGGCAATGAAGAAGCTAGCAGTGGATGGGCTGCCGCGGTTCGAAATCGACGAACTTGCGGCTGAGTCCATCGAAACCGCCTTCAAGGGGTTGACCGGAGAGCGCGACCAGGTGATCGCGGACTTCGCAACTCACGTGAAGGATTCCCGAGGACAACTCGCCGCGAAGGACGCCGAACTGAAGACGGCAAGGGACGCAGCAGCAGCACTGGCAAAGAGCAATGCGGAACTTGTCAGCAAGCTTGACAAGGCTCTTGCGATCGACGTCGACGCCTTGGTGGCAGAGCGCGCGACCGTCATCGGTGACGCCAAGAAGCTGGCCCCGGGACTGGAACCCAAGGGCAGCTCGGCTGCAATTCGCAGGGCTGCGGTTGTCGCGGCTTGCTCCGACTCCACAAGCAAGTTGATCGTTGACAAGATCATCGGCGACGCGGGTATCGAGAAGTCGACGGATGCGCAGGTATCCACGGCGTTCGCCGTCCTGCTCGCGCTGCCCCGTCAGGCGCAACTCGCCGCCCAGGACGCCGCGCTCGCGGGCGTGCTCGGGGGTGGAAGCAACTCTGCAATCAACAACGGTTCGGTCGAAGTCGTCGACCTGTCCAGCCGCTCCGACATTTATGTCGGCTCGGTGAGCTAAACACGAGGAGATTCTCATGAGTGACATTCTTGCTACCACTGGCGGACGGTTGTTTACCAAGGGCCTGGCCGGCGACGCCGCAGACGCATCACCGCAGGTTCTCGACACCGTCTACAACGAAGCAACCACGGGCGGGCTCGACAGCGCGGGCCTGCTCGATTTCGGCGTCGCGTGCAAGGTCGGCACGGGGACGAACGCCGCTGGCCGAAAGAACGTCTCACCGATCGAAACGACCGACACCGCGGCCGTCGTCGCCGGCATCACGAGCCGGTTCCCGGTCGTCAAGTCGGCCAACCCGTCTGACAACGTGGTGGGATGGCCCTCCAAGCACAGCGCTTCGATCGTCCGGTACGGTCGACGCTTTGCGATTCCGTGCGAGAACGTGACCGAGGGTGACCAAGTGTTCGCCATCGCGGCGAGCAAGGGGCAGCTCGGCGGGAGCACGGCAGCCGGAGCGGGAAGCGGGCGGCTCAAAGTTACGGGGGCCACGTGGGACACCACGACGGCGTCGGGCGCAGTGGGAATCATCAAGATCAGCGACCGCGGAACCCCCGCGCTCTACTCGTAGCCAACGGCCCAACGAAAGGACATGCAACATGTTTCTTGGACGAAAGCAAATCAAAGACAGCAAGACGGGCCGCACGTTCGACATGGCGGTGATCCAGGTCTTCGACGCTGGCCGCAAGGTCGAGCGCATGGTTCCCTTCGAGCGGTATGAGTTCCTCAGCCGTTCGATCCGACACCAGGCGCCCGCGATGTGGCCGATCGACGAGTTGAAGAGGGCGACGGACTCCACGGATCCGCTGGCCTTCATGATCTCCGAGTTGGCGCACACCGAGGCCAAGATGTTTGAAAAGCAGAAGATCCCTCCCTTGTGGAAGGACCTTGTGCCGGTCTCGTACGAGGCCCCGCCGTGGGCTGAGACGGTTGAGTACCAGACCTTTGAGCGCACGGGCCAGGGGAAGCGCCTCAACGCGGACGCGAGCGACCTGCCTCGGGTGGGCGTGAAGTTCGGCCGCAAGCAGATCCAGGTCGAGGGCGGTGGGCTGTCCTACGGCTACAACGTTCAGGAGTTGGTCGCAAGTCAGCAGCTCAAGAGGCCGCTGCCCGACCTGCTCATGAGCGCGGCGGTCGACGGGGCGAACCTGCACCTCAACGAAGTTGCCCTCTTCGGCGAGGACAACTTCTACGGCCTGTCGAACGTTCCCCAGACGTTGGTCACTCCGGTTCCGGCGCCTACTGGTGCGTGGGACAGTGCCCTTACCAGCCCGATGACCATTTTGTGCGACGTCAACGCCGGCATCACCGCGGTCTACAAGAACACCGCAACGAACGACTTCCCCGACACCGTGGCGATGCCGGTCGACGCGCTGGCGGCCCTGGCCAACCGGATGGTCTCTGCTTCGTCGGGTGGGGTCGTCGTCCCAACCAACATGACCGTCCTGGCGTTCTTGAAAGAGAACAACCTGGCCAAGCTGCAGAAGGGAATCGACGTCAACTTCGTGGGCGTGATGGGGCTGGAGACGGCGGGCGTGCTGACCGGGGCTGGCAGCTACAGCGGCAAGAGCCGGGTGATCTACTACAAGAAGCACCCCGACCGCTGCGTGATGCACGTGCCGCAGCCGTTGACCTTCCTGGCGCCGCAACTGCGGTTGCTTGAAGTCATCGTGCCGGGTCACTACCGCTACGCGGGATTCGAGTTGCGCTACCCGAAGTCGCTGTACTACCAGGACAAGGTCCTGGCTGCCGACGCTTAGGCGGCGACGTGACGCCTTCCGAGTTCAGAGCGTGCTTCCCGGACGGGGACTTTTCCCAGGCCGCGGACGCGACGTTGACCGACGCCTACATCCAGAAGTTCTTGGATGCGGCGGCGCCCATGTTCAACGCCCCCCGTTGGGACACTCTGTACTCGGAAGGGCTGTCGCGGTTCGTGGCCCATTCGATTGTGATGAGCAGGGCACGCGCGGCCCGAGGACTGCAGGTGGACGGTGGCAACGTCACCGAGAAACACGTGGGGCCGGTGGGGGTGTCATACAACGGAGAGCTGCAAGTGCTGATGGCGAAGGATACGTATATGCGCACCGACTACGGGCAGCGGTACTGCGAGCTTCGCGACATGGTCGGGCTCGGGGGGATGGCGGGAGAATGAAGAAGCAGAAGAAACAGCGCTGGCCCGTAAAGCTCGCCGTGGACGTTCCGTTCATAGAGCCACCGGCAAAGCGCGAACCGCTGCGCGTGCCTCTCGGCTCCGTGTTGCTGGGCGATAAGTCGCTCGGGGTGACAGCAGCGCTGATCACAGGCGCGGGGGCTGTGGTGGGATGAGCGTTTCTTTTCACATGAGTGGCGGCGACCTGCCGGGCCTCGCTCGGCTGCGCGAGCTGATGAACAACGCGAGCCAGAACGTGCTGGTCGGGGTGCCCGAGGGCGCGGGCGACGAAGGCAAGCACGTCCGCACCGAACAGCAGCAGATGCGTTTCGACAAGAAACGCGAGAGTGCATCGTTGAAGTCAGCTCGCAAGAATGCAGCCAACAAGGCTGAGAGCATCTTCCGTGCCTTCACGCTGGCCGATGACGATGAACTGAGACACGGGCCAATCGCGCAGGCGATGAAGCGCGACATTGCGGCGGCCAAGGCGAATGCAAAGTCTACCTATAAGGGGTCTTCCTCCCCTGAGGCAACTGCATTGGCGATGGTGGCGGCTGTCCACGAGTTTGGGTATCCCGAGGGCGGCATCCCAGAGCGGTCGTTTCTTCGCAGCGGAATCCACGAAGGAATTCCGAAGTTCAACCGACTCAACGAGGCCAACCTGCGCGCCGTCGTGTTGGGCGGGAAGACGATCGAAGAGTCGCTCGACATGCTGGGCGTGGTGGCGGCCGGCGAGGTCAAGCGCAAGATTCGCAACGGCCCATTCGCCCCGTTGAAGCCGGCGACGATTGCCCGCAAGGGCAGCTCGAAGCCTTTGATTGACAGTGGACAGTTGATTCAGAGCATTACGTTCGTCCGCGAGGGCGAGCAGTCCGCAAACGCAAAGGTGATCCGTTGAGAATAAACGTCTCCGACCTCCTGACAGACCCCGACCTGGGCGGAACCACGTTCACGCGTCGCCGCCCGACTTCTACCGTCGGGACAGGCGGCATCGTTTCGACTACCTACCTCGACTCCACGTTGAGCGGAATCATTCAACCCGCCGCGACTGCGGACGCGCAGTTCCTGCCCGAGGGCGTGCGGTTGAGCGACGTGCAGGCTTTCTACACGCCCAGCGCTATCAGCCCCGGGGACGGCTCGACAACGGCGCCTGACATTCTGGTTGACAACGCCGGCAACACCTATCAGGTGCTGCACGTGGCGGCGTTTGACAAGCACGGCATGACGAAGGCGCTGGCGCAGAAGCTTCTGCCGGGCACTCTTCCTGCGCCTCCTGACCCACCGGAGACGCCATGAGCTTCGTCCCCGCCACATTCAAAGACGCTTGTGAGTTCTTGGTGTGCTACCTAGTGACGAAAGCCTACAGCATGACCAACGTGCGGCCCGCTGACCAGAAGGTGCCGACTGGCAGCGACGGCGTGGAGTTCGCGACAGTGCGAATCATGACGAGCGACTCGGACTTCGGGCGCTCGTTCAAATCTACCAAGAACGACCCCACCGACGGCTCTACCAAGGTTGTGCAGACGCTGCGGAACCTCTACACGTTCGTCTGCTCGATCCAGTTTTTCCGCCACGCCGCACCCGTCAACGATTCGGCCGGGCTCGCCGGGTTCGGCCTGGGCGCCTTCGACAAGGCGTCCCGCTTGGGCAACCGCCTCAGCCAGGAAGACATGCTGGAGCTGTCTGAGAGCATGAACCTCAGCATTGCTCGCGTCTCCACGGCCCGCAACGTCGCGGCCCTGGTGAATGGCGCTTACTACGAGGACCGCGGCAGCGTCGACATCACGTTCACGACTCCCAACGATGAGACGCTCCTGCTGAACAGCATCGCGAGCGCGGAAGTTGATTTGCAGTTTGCCCAGCCGGGCCGGCCACACCCTGACCACGCAACCATCACCGCCAGTGAGGTAACCCAATGAGCACGTTTTCTCTGAATAACATCGTCAACCCCACGTTGCGCGTGAGTGCGCTTCCACAGGCGGCCAAGAATTTCAGCATCGGGCTGGTGCTGTCGGCAGCGCAGGCCAAGCCTGGCGCATGGGCGAGCGGACAGCGCACGGCCTCCTATACCTCCGAGGCCGCCGTAGCGGTGGACTTCGGCAGCGATACGCCCCTGCAGCACTTCGCCACGGCGTACTTTGGCCAGTCGCCGCAACCGGCGTCGCTCAAGGTTGGTTTGTGGCTCACGGGTGACGCCAGTGCAACGGCCGCCATCACGGCCTGCTACAACTACGACCCGAACTTCTACTTGGTGGCCGTTGAACCCGGAACGGCGGGAAGCGATGTCTTATTGGTGGCCGCATTCTGCAACTCAAACGGGATGCGCTTCTTCTTCACCACCCAGGAAGCGAATTGTCTGGCGGCGCTCACCTCGGGCAGCACCAACCTTCTGGGGCAGCTCAGTGGGTTCACCGGCATGACCAGTGCGGCTTCCACCCCGCGAGCCATGGGCATCTATACGGATTCCGATTCGGACGCGAACGACATTGGAGCCGCGTGCCTCATGGCCACTGCTGCGACCATGAACATCGGGCAGCCGAATAGCATGTCGACGTTCATGTTCAAGCAGTTCGCCGGCATCGGCAAGGCGTCTCTCACGCAGACGCAGCTCACCAACATCGTCGGCCCCTTCGACGGCAGTGCAGGGACTTCGTGGAACGGCAACGTGTACGCGACCTTTGGCAACACCGATATGTTGTGTCGTGGGGTGGCGTGCGATGGGCGATTCGAAGATGAGGGTCTCGGGCTCGACTGGCTGGAGAACGGGATCCAGACGACCTTATTCAACACGCTCCAACAGGCGGCGAGTGCGGGCAGCCGCATCCCGCAGACTGACGAAGGGTCGGCCCGGCTGATCATGGACCTGACGACCTTCATGGAGCAGGCGAAGGCTGCGGGGCTCTGCGCGCCTGGCACGTGGAAGTTCGACGGCGTAGGCAACATCGAAACCGGCGACCCGCTGCCGAAGGGCTACTACATCTACGCGGCGCCTGTGTCGACCATGACAAGCGCCGACCGTGCGGCCCGCAAGGCACCCCCAATTTCGATCCTTGTCTGCGGCGCCGGTGCCATCCAATACGCCGCACCCACCATCATCTTCCAACGCTAGGAGTTGACCAATGAAAGTTTTTGACTGGAGAACAATCAGCGTTCTGATCAGTGGCTACGGCTACGGCCCGACTCCGGTTATGGGGTGGGATGAAGGAAACGACGTCTTTCAATGGGAGCGAGTCAAGCCGGGGGTGTCGCACAAAATGGGGGTCGACGGGCGCATGACGGCGTCCAAGTCGGCGGACAACTCGGTCAAGGCGGTGTTGAAGCTGTCGCAGCTCTCGCCGACGAATGCGATCCTGTCGTTCATGTTCAACCTGCAGCAGATGCCCGGCGAGATGGGGGTGTTTCTGCACTTTCAGGATGCCATGAGGCAGGACGTCGCTTCTACGACCGTCGGCTACATCGAGAACCACGCACCCATCCATCGCGGCGGGGAAGCTGTTGGCACCGAGTGGACGCTGATTTTCGAGTCCGGCCTGGGCGAGCTGGGGGATCCGACGTTCGCCGGCACTCCGTCGGACGTGGCCGAGAATCTGGGGGTCGCGTAGCCCATGTCGGCACAGATCAAGACCATCGACGGGCGGGAATATGCGTTCAGCAAGATCCCGCCCACCAAGTCGGTCCCGCTGCAGGTGCAGTTGCTCAAACTGGTCGGGCCGGAAGTTCAGATCCTGTTGGGGCAGAAGACTGGCTTCCTGACGGAGATTCTGGCGGCCGTCGTGGCGGAGAAAGACCCGGCCAAGCAGTTTCAAATCGTGTCCGACGCGCTCAAGTCGCTGGCGCCCTTCTTCTTTGGGGTCGTACAGAACGCCGACGGCGACCAGGTGTTGGAGATGATGGAGTTGGTGTTCTCATTCGTGGCCGTCGACGGCCGCGGGATCCAACCCAACCTCATCGACGCCACCTTCGCCCAGTGCGCCCCCGGCACCATGTGGAAGGTCTTCTGGGAGGGGTTGCGCGTGAACTACGCGAGTTTTTTTCGCGTCGCCCCCTCGGATTCAAGCGCGCCAAAGACAACCTGAAATTCAAGCCGGTTGAACCGGTCAACGATGACTGCTCTTTCGCAATCTGGAGGCCCATCTTGAGAACCCAGCCGCTTTGCGAATACTGGCAGCTCGACGAATCGGGGCCACACTGCTACGACATCGACTGGCTTGCGCGCGCACACGAGATAATGGACGTCGAGGAAGAGAACCAGCGGCGCCACTGGGATTCCACGAAGCCGACGACGTAGACCCATGCCAACGATTATTGACAGCCTCCTCGTTTCCCTTGGTTTCAAAGTTGAGTCCAAGGACTTGGAAGGCTTTGCCAAGAAGGCCGAAGCCGCCAAGGGGATGCTTCTCGGCATCGTCGGCGCTGCATCGGCCGCCGCCTATGGCCTTGAGCGCATGGTCAAGGGGACGGCCGAGCGCATGGGGGGGATCCAGGAGTTCAGTGAGCAGATGGGCCTGAGCGCCGTCAGCGTGGCGGCCCTGGGCAGGGTCGCGATGGAGAACGGTGGCAGCATGGAGGGGATGGAGGGCGGGCTGCGCCAGATGACCATCATGGCGGGCCAGGCCGCGCAGGGGGTAGGCAGGGGCGCCATGGTGTTCAAACGGTTCCACATTGCCGTCAAGGATGCCAACGGCCAGGTGAAGACCACCGAGCAGCTACTCGGCGATGTGGCCGACAAGATGGCGAAGCTCGGCAGCCAGCCGCAGAAGAAAGCGCTTGGCTCGCGCCTTGGGTTCGACCCCGCCACTGTCAAGCTGCTGAGCGAGGGGCGCGCAGCGTTCGACAGGAAGCGCGAGGAGGCGCTCAAGGCCAACCCGTTCAAAGCCAGCGACTACGAGGCGGCGCTGTTGACAAAGAGGGGCTTCAAGAAAGCATCGATGGCGGTCGAGCAGCTCAAGAACCGCTTGGCGGTGGGGCTCATGCCTACCGTCAACGACCTGTTGAAGAAGTTCACCGCGTGGGTGAAAGACGAAAAGAACATCGCGAAGGTGAAGGACGCGGTCAACAAGGTCGTGGAGGCAGTAAGCCTGTTAGCCCGCAACCTCGACAAGGTCTTGGCAGTCTTGGCGGTCATCTACGCGCACAAGTACGGGATGATGATCGTGGGTTGGGGAGTCGAGATCATGAAGGTGGCGGGCGCATTCAAGACCGCGGCCGGGACCGCTGAGATGCTCAAGTTGGGATTCAAAGCCATTCAGGGAGTGTTGACGGGCGGCGTGCTGGTGGCTATCGGCCTGGTGATCGAAGACCTGTGGACGTTCCACAATGGAGGCGAGTCAGTCACAGGGTGGATGGTCAACCGCTTCCCCTACGGCGTTGAGGTCATGGAGGGCGCGTTGGCCGTCTTGAGCGCGGCCTTCGTCGCGCTGACGCTTTCAAGCGGACCGATGGGGCTCATCACGCTGGGCATTGGCGGCTGGATAATTGCGGCCAAGAATCTGCAGGACAATTGGCGCCCGGTGCTGAATTGGTTCAAGGATTCTCTAGCCGAACTCGAAGATCGCATTGTCTTGATGGCGAAGATCGTGACGCCCGCTATTTGGCTCCTCAGCAAAGTAATGGGCAAGACTGACGCTTGGTACGGCAGGGAGCAGGGACCGGCATACTCGCCCAATCGCACAGGATACGACGAGAACGATTTCAACGCCCGCATGGCAGCGTCCAATAATCGTCCATGGGGGAACTTCGACAGGGAGCATGGGGTAAAGCCAGAAGATGACAACAGTTTCTACGGGCGCGAGTTTGCAAGTCGCGAAGTCCTATCGACCGCGCCGAGCCTCCCAGCGGGTTGGGGCATGATGTCTCTGCCCAACGGCGGCGGCATGGTCGATAACAGCTCCAACATCGCCAAGGTGGAGATCAACGTACTTGGCTCGACTGACCCGCGAGGCACAGCCAAAGAAGTTGACCGCAAGCTTCGCGAGACCTACGAACGCCGCGACGTGAGCAGGGTCAACCACCGCAACCGCGCGCCGGGGGTGCGGTGATGGTCCAGACCGCCATCATAAACCGACACTTCAACTTTGGGAACGACCCCACGACGGGCATTCCCGACGTGTTGATCTTCGACTCGGTCATCAGTGAGAAGCACCAGTTCTCGATCGAGATCACAAAGAACCCCGTCGAGACAGGCGTGAGCATGACGGACCACGCCTACGTCAACCAGGTGCCGCTGACGCTTGAGGTGGCGGTTTCCGATACGCCGTTCATGGTCGAGGACCAGAGCAGAAGCATGGTCCCCTTCAACCCCAACGCTACGTACTTCACGGGGCCGAATGTCCGCCGCACCGTCAATGCCTGGCAGGCCATTCTCGACAAGGCCGAAAGCTTCGCGGTCTTCGACGTTCAGACGGGGTTGAAGCTCTATCAGAACATGATGTTTAAGGAAGGGTCGGCCGAGCAGAACGTTGACTCTTCGGGCGTGCTGTGGGTGACGATCCAAGTAGTTCCGGTCATCTTCGCCCAGACCGCTACTGTGGTCTATCCGCAGCGCGGGCCGAAGAAGACCAAGCGGCAGGCGGCGGCCCCGGTCGACGGGGGCAAGAAGGACGCGCCGGATCCCACTTCAGCACAGAAGAGGCCTCCGTCGGAGCTGTGGAAGTTGAAGGTTGGGGCATAGATATGCAAGTCATCCCCTTCACCGCCGACCCCTGGCAGACCTTCTCTTGTAGCCTGAACGGCGTCGAGTACGGCTTCCGCGCCAGCTACAACGACCGAAACGGCGTGTGGTACTTCGATCTGTCACTGAAAGTGACTGAGGAGGTGTTGGTCGCGGGGATTCCGATCCTCCTGGGGTGCGACCTGCTGGAGCCGTTCGGATTGGGCATCGGGGCGATGTTCGCCACTGACCTGTCGGCGTCGGCCGCGCCTGCGCTGGTGACGTTGACGGCGACTCAGGCGGCAATTGCGGGTGTAGACGCGACAACCGTACAGCCCGCACTGCAGATGACGGACGCCGGCCCGGACGACCTGGGAACGCGCGTGATTGTGGTATTCGTGGCGCCGGGGGAGGTGGTCACGTGACAACCGCCACTACGACCCAATGGGGACCAAACCTCTACGTCTCGGGCAACACCGGCCCGAAGATGGGTCGCGTCCTGCAACTGTTGGTGGGCCACGACGGCGACGGCAACGTCAGGTATGACAACGGCCTTCTGATTTCCAACGTCCAGCCCGACGGCTCCCCGGGGCTGCGCATGACGTTCGAGATAACGAAGACCATCTACCGCACGCCCAACCAGGCGCTCATCAAGATATACGGTCTCAGCCAAGAGCACGAGAAGACGATTGGCCGCGAATACAACGACGTCATCTTGCAGGGCGGATATCAGGGACAGGTGCGGGTGTTCTTTCGCGGCAACATTCGCTTTACCCACTTCTACGGCGAGGCCGGCGTAGACCGCATCGCTGAGATCAACGCGGGCGACGGTGACAAGGACTTCCGCAACGCCCTGGTGAACTTCACGCTTGAGGCCGGTCACACCGACGGCGATGTGATCCACCGGCTCTTTACCAGTATGCGCGCCACCACTGAGGGGCGTATCGCGGGCAAGAACCTCAAGACACGCTTCGCGCGTGGGCGTACGTACTCGGGGCTTGTCCGGGATGTCATGGACCAGGCGGCCCGCAACAGTGATGCACACTGGTCGATCCAGAACGGCGCGATGATCATGGTCCCAGTCGACAGCGTGCTGCCCGGCGAGGCCATCGTAGTGTCGAGCGAGACGGGTCTTCTGGGCACGCCCGAGGTCAACAACAAGGGCATCAAGATCAGAACGCTGCTGGACCCGCGAATTGTACCCGCCCGCAAGCTGTGGCTACAAAACAACGAGATCAAGCAGAAGCACTTGGCGAAAGCCATCGAAGGCCAGAAGCACAAGTTGCACGGCCCACAGAAGCCTGTTCGCACTGACCCCGACGGGGTGTATAAGACATACGCGGTCAAGATGGCGGGCGATACACGCGGGCCGAACTGGGAGTGCGAGAGCATGTGCGTGGCGCTCGACTCTCCGATACCATCCATCAAGGGGCTGCCGATTTCTTCAACTCCAGACGACGACGTGCTCCTATGAAAACAGAGCGTCTTGCGTACTACAAGAGTCTTGCCCGCCTGGGCAACAAGTCTGCGCAGCGGGTGGTCGATGCGTTTGACCCAGACCAGCCACGGGACACTGACGGTAAGTGGGGCAGCGGCGGAGTCAATGCACACAATGGCGGGACGATCGGACAGACACGAAGCGGCAAGGCAGTGGTGGCGCCAGAGCGCGATGAACATTTGCCGGCAGACCTGGTCGAGCGTGGAAAACAGCATGCCACCATCCATTCGACCGGGTACACGAGGGCGGACCATTACGACGCGCACCGAATGCTATTGGAGGCTGCAAAGACAGCGCGGGCACATGGGGATGAGACGCGCGCATACCATCTAGGCTCGGCCGCGAGCGGGCACAAGGAGATTGCTCGCAACTGGAAACAGCCAGCAAGCGGAGGGGCGAATTGAGAACCGACGACCTCACCACCCAGCTCCAAGAAATCGACGCCGCGTGCGATGACGAAGACGCCGCGCTGAACGCTGCTCTGGATGCTCTCCGCTCCGACCTGCACACACACATACCCGGCATCATCGACAGCTACAACCAGAGTGCGCAGACTGTGACGGTGTATCCGGCGATCATGCGGGTCTTCCGCGACAAGGGGCCGGTGGCGCTGCCGAAGCTTGTGGACGTGCCGGTCGGGTTCCCGGGGGGTGGTGACTTCGCCCTGACGTTCCCGGTGAAGCGCGGAGATGAGTGCCTGCTGCACTTTTCCGAGAAGTGCCTAGACTCATGGTGGAAGCGCGGGGGTGTGCAGCCTCCTGCCTGCTACCGCACGCACGACCTGTCGGACGCCTTTGCCGAGCTGGGGTATCGCAGCAAGCCGCGCGCAATCTCCGACGCCAGCACGACGGCGGTGGAATTGCGGTCCCTCAGCAACGCCAGTAAGGTCTGCATCGACAACGGTGGCAACGTCACCGTCAACGCCACCGGAGCGGTAAAGGTTGCTGCAAGTGGAAACGCAAACATCATCGGGGGGATGGTCTGCCTCAACACGTCCGCCGCACTGCCACCCGTACCGGCTTTGCCAGACCTTGTCAAAAAGACTTTGCCGTTTACGGTCCCCGCGGGGGGGGCGGCAAACGGCGTCGTGCTCGCCAGCGACTTTTGCGCCTTCACCGGGATGCCCCACGGGGCGCACGGCTGCGGTTCTTCAACTGTGGTGGCTGGAAAATGAGTTTCATCTGTCGCCGCCTCAGCGTTGACCCCACGGATGGCCACCGAGACATCACGGGCGGGCATGGCAGGGCCAACTTTTTGACGGGTGACGACGCCATTCAGCAGACGCTTGACTGCACCCTGAAATTCTTGCAAGGCGAGTGGTTTCTGAACGCGTCGGAGGGCATCCCGTACATGCCGAATGCGAACGCCACCGACCGGCCCATCATGGGGAGGTTCCCCGCCGACACGGCATACGCGGAGGCGGTCTTCAAGGCGGCCATCCTGTCGAGTCCTGGGATCAACAGCATCACCACGTTCTCGCTTTCGTTCGACCACACGACGCGCGCGCTTGTCTGCCAGGCCCGCGGCGTGACCATGAATGGCGGCCCCTGGGCCGTAGGGAGTCCAACCCAATGAGTCTTTTCCAAGCTGCCATCACGCCCACGGGATACACCCGGGTTTCACAGGCCAACATCATCGCGACGCAGAACGCGCTTTACCTGACTGCCTATGGGGCCGACGCAGACCTGGACCCGCGGTCGCCAGAAGGCCAGATCATCGGCGGAAGTTCTGAAATGTACAGTGATCTAGAAGGTGGGGTAGCCGACTTGTACAACGGGCTGGCGAATCCGAATGGCGCTACCGGGCAGTTCCTGTCGAACATCTTGCTGCTGGCCGGTCTTCGTCGTCAGCAAGGGATGGCGTCCTACGTGCCGGTCACGTTCGCCGGCACTCCCAGCACCTCCATACCGGCGAATACGCTGCTGCAGAGCACGCTCGCGGACGGTCGCACCGCCACCTGGTCGAGCGTCTACACGCTGAATCCAAGTACCGGCGCCCACACGCCGGGCGGCACCATCGCAGGCGGCGGCTCAAGTAGCAACGTCTGGGCAGTCTGTACGGTCGTTGGCCCCACGACGTGCCCTGCCGGTACGCCCATGGCAATCCTCAGCACTACCACTGGGCTAGACTCAGTGGCGGTGGCAAGTTCTGCGACGGTTGGATACATGACCGAGGGAGATCCAAACGCCCGCATCAGACGCACGTTGTCCTTTGGTTTGGCCTCGCAGGGGATGGCCGACGGGCTCGAAGCCGCGCTCAACAACATGACGGGAGTGGTAGCACAGGCGGCAGTCTGGGAGAACAACACGGGAATCATTCAGACCTTTGCCGGAGGAGGGACGCTCAACCCACACAGCATCCGGCCTGTCGTGGTAGTGGCGGCAGGCGCGCCGGACGACTACCAGCACCAGATAGCACAAAAAATCTACGACCTAAAGGGTGGCTGCGGAACCCAGGGGGGGACCATCGATACCACGGCGGAAGATGAACAAGGCAATACAAACCATCCCATCAGCTTCGACATTGCGACGGCCAAGCGTGTAGGGGTAAAACTGACGTACACAACACGCTCGGGATGGCCAAGTGACGGTGCGCAGCAGATTGCTACACTAATTGGCGAATGGGCCGCCGACCGGTTGAACACCCCTCTGGGTGGAGACAGCGCTGGAGAGATATCGTGGACTTCCATTCTTGGCTCTTTCGTTGGGAAAGTTCCTGGGTTTGATTTCACGAGCGGTGGAATGCAACTTGGTTATGGTTTTGGCGAGGAAGAGCAGATAACTTGGCTGTCGGCCGGCACAAATCTTCCGCTAACGTTTCTGCAGTACGCGAGCATCTTGGCAACAGACATTATCGTCAACGGCGTCTATGCCTTCCCGGCATGAGATCTCATGAGTACCACCACTATTGATTTTGTCGGCAAGCTCGGTGACCCAGCAACGCAGGGGCTTGGCCGTATCATCAGTCAGTATGTCAAGAGCCCCAAGCTGGTTGCGCTCCTAACCGGCATCTACCAGATGGGGCAGGACCTTGACAACCTAGTCCAACGGGTTGGGAGGCTGCTCAACCCCAACGACAACATATACTACACGCCCGACGGTGGAGCCACCTACCCGGTAAACAACAATCCGGCGACCGGAGACCAACTGCGGATCATCGGGCAGCTAGTCGGCGTGACCAAGTATCTTCCGAACGGCACGGTGTTGGGCGATGCAACCTTCTGGCAGCTTGTGCAGGCCAAAATCTATCGTAACAGCGCAGTGGCGAATAGTGGCGGTCTACGCATGTCGCTGTGGTGGATTTTTGACCCGACGAACGCTCTCGCAATGCAGGAGGGTGCGGATTGCAATTCAGTCATCACGATGTTGACCGATGATAGCAACCACATGTCGACGCGCGTGACGCTGATCTATCCGGTGACAGGTGCCGTTCAGGAGCCGACAGACGTACAAATGGAGCTTCTGCACTTGCGGGCTGGTAGATCCAACCTTCTCTATGGGTTGGTTGCGCGGCCTTCGGGAACACAACTTGATTTTCAATGGCAGCCAAATACCGGCGTCTACAGCTTCAGCGATATCAACAATATTGGGGTTCCGCTCACGCCGGGCGGCGTTGGGTGGGACACCACAAGCGGAATTTGGGCCAGCGCCTTCACGTAAAGGAAACCAGCCATGTCAATTGCACAGCCAGATTTGGATGCAAACCCCTGGGCAAGCGGAGCCGCAGAGGGAGATATATCGACTCCGTCATATGGTCAGCAGCTTGCGGGGTTTACGCCAACGATAGCAGCTCCTCCCTACCAGTGGATGAACTGGGTTCTCAAGCAGACTAGCACGCTCGGGCGCTACCTGCGCAGCCGTGGCATTCCCGACTACAACTCCGCCGAGCAGTACAGTAAAGGAGATGTTGTCCAGGTCGCAGGCGCTACCGTGTCCACCGTGTATCAGTGCAAAGTAACTCCACCCTTCAACGGGTTCGCCACCGACAACACGACGTACTGGGAAATCTACGGAGTGAGTTGGATTCCAGACGCGATCAAAACAGCACTCGCTGAATCATTGCCGCCCCTGATCCATGTGGCACTACGTACGTTGTTTGGGTTTTCCTCGAATTTAGAGATAGATCACAATGGTGACCCCGTAGCTGGCACTATTCGGTGGGGTGGGTGGCAACTGTCCTGGGTCAATTATTCGTTCACGATTGGCGCAGGGTCAGTGCCTCAAGCGGGCAGCGTTACCTGGGATATGCCGTTTGGGGCAATCTATGGCGTAATGGCCACTCCGATCGACTATCACTTGGTTGTGTCTATCCCCCACTGGAGAACGACTGGGGCGGATATCGTGCCCACCGTTATTGGTACGTTGACGTGGATGACCGCCTCGACCTTCATCCTCGCGATTGGATCTGCGCCTACATCGTGATCTGGCCATGTCCCGCATCGCCGACGAAATAGCCTCACGGATTGCCGACGGAATCACGGCGGCGTCTCCTTGGCAGTCCGTTGGCGATGCCGTTGCGGGGACCGCGGGGCGCGTGGTCTATTACCTCAGCAGCGAGGCCGTGGACGAGTTTGCACAGTCGCTAGTGGGGGAGGCGCCTGACGATGGGCTCCTGACCGCCTCCCCCACGTCGGCAACGCCGGCCTACCTGGCACAGGCTGCGATGGCCGTCAACGTGCCGGGGCTCGGCGTGTGGCCAGAACACAGGATGATTTTGCACCTGTGGACCGA